AACAGATACTCCATCAAAGAGATCTTTTAGATTAATTTTGTAGCGGACCTTCGGAGTCGACATCCTGTGGACCTCTTAGCATAATCATTTCTGAATCAATCTTCTGAACTATCTCTTGAGCAACCTTCTCTTCAACTCCCCTAATCTCTTGAATTGCTTCAGTCCTTGATAGAAGCCCTTCTTGCATCAGCTTTACGACTGAATCTTCTTTTTCAGATTTAGTCTGCACAATTTCAGGTCCTTTGAATTGTACTGTTACAAAAGAATCTTCTGGAAGAGTCGCAACCCTTAGCTCTGGAACTAATGGAGGAGTGTTACCATTTGATTTCGTTGCACCTTGGAAAGCGTTAGACCAAGACTTCATGAGCTCATAAACTTTTGATTCTACATTGGTGAATAAATCTAAAGCATCTTTTGATGCTTCAAACTTTTCAATCATTGCAAGCAAGCGTTCAATACCTGACGAGAATCTTTGTGTCTCTGCTTTCCCTGATACAGTCTTTGGGTCAATCCCACGACTTGTTAGGAATAACCTCATAAATGTTTCAGCAAGTTCTAAGCTTGCGCTCATGTCAGGGCTAGGAGATGCAAATTCAAAACGAGGCTGGACTTCTTTATTTGGGTCTAGAGGGATATGTAAAATATGATTAGGGCCAACTCTCATGTTAGCAGGGACTTTCTCTGAGAAAATAATTGCCTGAGAGTATCCTTGCATTTTGTGGATGTTGAATATGTCACAAAGTAGAACTAAGAATTCAATTGAGAATTCAGTCACACTTGATCCGTGGCGTACCCAGAATTCAAAATCTTTTTCTCGAGCAATATCTACAAACGGAAGCTTACCAATAGGATTTTGCATCTCTGATAAAGCTGGTTGAACAATAGGTTCACCGCTCTCATTTAGCATATTGCCTCGTCCGTCAGTGATGAAGTTCCAATCTTTACTCCACCAAACAAACTTCATTGCCTTTTTGAAATCGTCTGCGTCACCAATCTTTTGATTTCTGTAGTCAGAATAATAATTAGAATAGGACGAGTTGAAACTTGGAGGATCTGATAGTTCAAACGATCTTCCACCTGAAGAGCCAGAAAGCAGGCGATGTTTATCGAAAATACTAATAATATATACTTCACCTGTTTCAGGATCATTATCCATCGGTATCACGTCGTACTGATGAGGAGCCAGGACTCTAGCGTCCACTATCCCGTTCATCGGTAGTACTTGAACCGCTCCTTGATCGAATAGCTCAAACCACCGATTGGCCCTTTTGAGTTTTACGTTCATGTTTGAGAACTTATATAAATTATCAACCTGCTCGTTTTCATTCTCAGACAAATCACCAGTCTTTGTTTGAAATGTACGAATAGGCTCTGACGAATATATACTCGCTAGCTCATCGACAATTCTTTTTGCAAGGTTGACAGATGTTACTTTTCTAAATTCATCTACAGTTTCTTTTGAGAATTCTTTTAATAGCGCACGCTCTAAAAATATTCTTTGTCTCTCGCGATAGATCTCAAATCGTTTAAGAGATTCCTCTTTACGCTTTTGATTCTCTTCTCCGAGAATTTCTTCAATGATAGTTTTTCTAACACCCGGATCTAAAATATCTGCCATGATATTTACCTTTTGAATATAGTGATCGGCGTCTCTTCACGTTCTCTTAATGCGGCTATAATTCCGTAGCCAAGCGCCGTCGTACAATGCTGATAATATTTAGAATCATCCTCGCTAAATAATGCTCCATGCTTTAGTTTAGTCAGACGAAGCCCTTCATCAACTACCTTAGCCTTCTCATACACATAAACCCTACGCTGCCCTTTTGCGTTATGCAATTGTGCGTTTACAATATTATGACGATCCCGGATTTTAGGATTGGTGAGAGGAACATCAATTCTGTACCTAACATAACTCCCCCTCGAGTTTTTACAGTTGTCCATGAACTTTCTAATAATGTCCCAATCACTGTGCTTTGATCTAGTGTCTCTGTGTCGACCAGTCGCGTCGCCATTAATTTGGTATTCAGTATCTTCGTCGAGAAGTCCTCTGCTGAAGGCTTCTTCGAGAGCGTCTTCAGTTCGAGAACCTTCTATTATAATTTCATCATACACATGAAAGATTGAATCTATGTATTGGAAGAAAACAACGCTTAAAGGTTTTCCGATTCCAATGTTAAAGTCGAAAGAGAAATGAATCGGATGACTTGGATTTACTTTATAGGCTTCCTTCTTGTAATTGTGATCTTTGGAATACCCGTAATAAATTACATCTTGAGCAATGGATAGCCACTCACCATAGAGCATTCTCCTTGCCATCTTAGGATCCATGTTAGCTTCAAGCTGCGAAACATAACTCTCTGGTAAGAATGGATTATCTAAAGTCTTTGAGTAGTAGACTTTTCTTTTCTTGTTTTCCTTCTCAATAAAATATTTGTAAGCAGGATGAGACGGATCATCCGGGTTTGTCATTGAGAGAACAAACTTCTCCTGCACGTGAGTGAGTCGGCCTACACGCATGAGGATCTCTTGATAAAATTCAAGGTCTTCATTTTCAGTTAGCTCTTCAATTATTGCAGCAGACAAATCTAATGAACGGACTTTTTTAAAGTTCGAATCCGCCCACGAGTAGGGAATGATGGTCGAGCGATTTGGGAAGGTGATGATTGATCTGTTTTTGTTGTGCTCGTAGGGGACGTCTTCTCCGATGTGCTCGATGATTTTTTTGAAGAGCGTGTCTTTGAGCGACGGCATGGTTTTACGGCCAACAAGTAATTGAGCTCCAGGATTTGCGAGGCAGTGTGTAACCGCAAGGTGCGCGCCAAGTAACGACTTAGCAGATCCCACAGCTCCAGAACAAAGTATTTCGAGCGTGCCGTCTGAATAATCATGATTTCTGACATCTTTAATCACCTTGTACTGAAATGGTATTTGTGTCGGGTCAAACTCTTCTAGAGTCGGAGTCGATGTCTCCATATCTAAAAATATTTCTTGATGATTGGCCTATAGAGTTCATGAAAAGATGAGGCGCCGGTCTCGGGCCGGAAGTACCAAGACCAAGCGCCTTGTATTGAATTGGTTTCACCGAGCTTTGTGTTGCCAAAATTATTTGGTCTTAACTTGTAAAGCATCCGTGCAAGCCAAGAGACAGGTGTCGGCATCATAAGCCTTGCCTGAAGAACTGCTAAAGTGTGGTTGATATCGTCTCCCACATTATTTTTATCTAAGCCTTTTAGTATAAGAATGAAGGAGTTGAGTAACATAAATAAGTCAGAAAAAACCAACAAAGGATAAGCCATCCATATCCTAAGAGAACGAATATAGAATCCAATGTGCTCAGGGCTTGCAACATCCTTATTTTGGTATCTAAAGAATCTGCTAGCGTGTGATCTGAAAAGTCTTTTGAGTCTTGGTCTTTGCTCTCCATACATACCCATCGCAATGACTAAAGGTGTTTGTTGATCTCTTGAGAAATCAGATACCTCATTCCATTGGATAGGATGGCGAACAAAAATACCAGGCTGTTTTTCCAAATGGCCAAGAGCTTTATTAAAGTCCTGGCTATTGTGGAATGCATATTCTGAATTTAGGAAGCCCAAATCTTTTCTGATTTTAATACCAAAGTAATAGGTGCCCACTCGTTGAGCAGTGTCTCCACCGTCCCCATCTTTTTGGACTGGCAAATGGAAAGCATCAAAGTTCCAAATCATTATCTCTGTAGAACTCCAACAACAACTGTTTGAGAAGATGCTGCAATGACAAAGAATTTACCTGTGTGAATGAACTGAGTTCCACCGTTATGCTTAGAACCTTCAAAATTAATCGATCCACCGACTGGTACTTCAAGGCCTCTTGTAGCTCCTGATGTTGTTACTGTGTTATCTCCGCCTACGAAAATAGATGCGCTATTTGATGCAGGGTTTTGGATAACGATAGTCGACGCGGCGGCACCTGGAGATTCGATAGCAGTTGCTGAAGTAGTGACAGATTTTGTGAATGTTCTAAGAGTTTCGTCTGCTTTTAGGTTTGATGAAAAAAGCAAGGCTAGTGTTAAAATAAAAGCTTTCATTTAAATTCCTTTTGTGTGAGATTTTATCTCATGAGTATAACAATTAGTTCCCCATCAACAGGTTCATCAAATATAAACACTGGCACAATCTCAGTTACAGTTCCAGCTCTTTCACCAGGACAATATGGCGATGATTCTTCATCAATTCCAGGTCTTACAGATGGAGATTTTATTGCTGTAACTCCGGCAAACAACGGATTTGAAGACGGGCTTGTATGGTCTTGCTATGTAAGTGCAACAGGAACTTTGACCGTCAACCTGATCAACACATCAGCCGTAACTCTTGGTGGTAGCACCACAAACTGGCGCTACATTTGGATTCCAGCTTAATCTACTCGCTCTTTATCAATGGATTCTTGAACTACTTGAGTGATGACATCTTTTGTCTCTTGAATAGAATATTTTAGCTGTACTGGTTTTAGTTCACTGATGAGAGTTTCATTTTTATCAGCCCAACCTGCGAGATTTTTGAGTGTCCAAATTAGCATAGTGTTGTCGCCGGCTAGGGCTTTGTCGACTGCCTTCTCTACTAGCTTCAAAACAGTCTTCTGCATTTTCTTTTCGCGGTATTCAGCGAAAGTAAGACCATGTTCTTTTCTGATGTTACGCTCTATTGTATCGTGAGAGACTTGCATAATCTCTTCACAGGCGAGACGAGACGCCCCTCTTTGTAGAAGAGCATTTAAAACAGGCCAGTCGAAAGGCTGGAATGGTTTTCCACTCATGCGGTTATTGTATCATTTTTGTCGCTGGACGACGCATCTAGAATTGCTTTACGTCCAGTATATTTCTCCCAACGAGCAACGATGACATCGCAGTAATGAGTGTCTAATTCCATCATGAAGCATTTGCGGTTTGTCTTTTCACACGCGATGAGAGTTGAACCTGAGCCGCCAAAGAGATCGAGAACCGATTTAGGTTTGTGGTTTCCTATGGCTCTTTCAGCTAACTCCACTGGCTTTTGCGTGGGGTGAAATTCATTCTTTGATTCTCGTTTCATATCCCACACTGTCACTTCATTTGTCGGACCATCCCAAATGGGAGAGCAGCCTTTCTTATGGCAATAAAAGCAAGGCTCATGTTTCTGTTTATATTGGCCAGACAAAGCTCCAAATTGAGCTTGGTTCTTATTCCAAATAATTTGAGATCGAATTTGCAGTCCACTTTCACTGATTTTGTGAGCCATGTCTGCGTAGCCGGCTGCATGCCAAATGTAAAAAGGGGCTTTGTCGTTAGTCGAAGATACGAGCATAGGCAAAACATCCGAGTAAATATCATTCGAGTGATCGTTTTCTAGTTTCTTTCGTTTGGTGGTCCCGCCCTCGTAGTCAACACCATAAGGTGGGTCAGTGAAAACCATGTCCGCTTTCTCACCATTCATCAGCCGTTCAACATGTTGAATATTTTTTGAGTCACCACATAACAATCGGTGAGTACCTAACACATACAAGTCACCTAGTTTAGTTTTAGGCTCTACAACTTCAGGAACCGAATCTTCATCGCATCCTGGTTCAACAGTCACTCCGAGATCGAGGTCTGGAATACCGAGTAAATCTAAATCAAAGCCTTCTGGCATCTCAAGAGCTAACTCCCGAATCATCGTATGATCAGCTTCAGCTAAACGAGCAATCTCATTATCTGCAATCATGTCAGCCCACTCATCAGCTTCATTGATGTAGTCTTGTCGATCTATTGGGGCTTCGGTCCAGCCGTTGAGTTTGGCTGCTGCAAGTCTGCCGTGACCTTTAACTATAAATCCTGATCTTTTTGAGACGACAATTGGTGAGCGCCATCCTTGGTGCTTCATAATTTTAGCGAGTAGTTTTATTTGCTGGTCTGAATGCTTATTAGGATTTCTAGGATTTGAGACAAGCGTTTGAATATCAATGAGTTCTGTGTAGGCGCATTTAATTTCCATTACAAGCAAGGTAGCAGAGTTAAAAAATCTGTCAAAGACTGTCACATTATGACACATTGTAATAATTATTGATGGTATATTATGACGTTTTGTAATAATATTAGAGGTGTAAGTGAGGTAAGTATGACAATCAAAACATGCACATGTGGAAAACCTGTAACGACTAAGAATGTAAGAAACTTAAAGCGCACTCAATTCGGTGAGATGAGCATTCTTTGGTTTGATTGTTCATTTTGCCAATCAACTTTGATCAAGAAATCTATCAAAAAGGGGAACGTAAAATGAGAATTTTATTAGCTCTAATAGCAGTATTAGCAATCGGATGTAAGGGGCCTGAGTCAGCAGAAAAATCATCAGGTGAAAAACGAGCACCTAAGACATTCGTGTTCGGCGATAACATGATTAGAAAAATGGGCATCAATGGAAAAACCCATGCAAGAGATTTCGATGGATCAAATGGGGCTATGGCCTACGGACAATGCCAAATGGTTGCGTGGGAAGATTATCAACCAGGCGATAAAATTATATTTGCGGCAGGATATTTTGATTCTCTTTGGTCAGACAACCCAGACGCTTACGACCAAGCAGAAGAGTTATGCACAAGCGTTTTGTGGAACGCTAAAAATAGTGGAGCTGAAATCACAATTATTACAAACATAAAAGGTACACCTTCAGTACATGCAACAGTGCTCGCTCCAGGGTCAAGTTTTGCGACCTCTCAAGCAGGGGCTGACCGTATAGCTTCAATATTTAGAGATTTAGCATTGGACCTCGGTGCTGATTTAATTGATTTGAATGCTGTGTGGATACCGCAGGACTCTTACTTTGATGGAGTTGAGTTAAGCGATGAAGGATTTGAAGAGGTAGTTCGTTTGATTGGAGATCAGTTATGAACGATGTACCTAAAACACTAATACATGCCATTTTGAATGGATTAGAAGAATCAGGTTCAGACTCTTACAACGGTGTAACAGCAGCCTATGTGGAAAAGCATGTGATGGATTATGTATCCAGGGCGTTCACGGGCGCCACATTAGAGAGTTGGACGAAAGACCAAATTTGGACAAAAATTTTCAAGGGGTCAGCGTTTGAAGATCGAGGACGTTAAATGCGGCAGATGTTTAAGTAATAAATGGGAGCCTGAATCTGAAACAATCTATAGAGACCAGAACGGTGGCTATTATCAGGTTTATCGTTGCCAGGGTTGGCTATACGACGAGGACGGCGGCAAGGACTGCCCTTGTGAGGAAATTCAATACGTGAGGTTAGGATGAAGCGTAAGACGTTTAGTATGAGACTGGACCCAGACCTTATGGGCAAAGCCAAGGATGTTGGTTTGGATGTGAATAAGTTTGTTGAGAACCAATTGAGAAAAA